GTTTAACTGCTACAAGTGGTACGTTTAGTGCAGGTGTTTCAGGAACTACTGGTACGTTTACAGGAACTGTTACAGCAGGTAGCACACTTGACATGAATGGCACAGAGTTGATACTTGATGCTGATGCCGATACTTCTATTACTGCTGATACTGATGACCAAATAGATTTTAAAACTGGTGGTTCGGATAGAATGAGTATTGGTTCTGATGGTCATGTTACTATTTCAAATGGCAACCTTATCATGTACAGTGGTAAAGGAATAGATTTCAGTGCAACAAGTGATTCTTCTGGAATGACACATGAAGTATTGGATGACTATGAAGAAGGTACATGGACACCTACTCTTCCTAGTGGTGGCACTGTATCATCTGTCGGTAATGCAAGATACACTAAAATAGGTCGGTTTGTTCATGTAGGTGCATATTTTGAAATGAGTGCAATAACTAATAACACTTCTACTTTTTATATTGGTGGACTGCCTTATACAGTAAGACCTACTGCAGGGTATCATTGCACAAGTGGTGTAGGTTATGTTGCATCTTATGATTGGGCTGCTCTTGATGCATCTGACCCATTAGTTCTTACAAATAACACCTATATTTATTTTCATGTGTTTGATGGAAGTGCGGCTGAAATTAAACAAAATGCAGTGCAAGGTTTATCTCAACTTATAATTGCAGTAGGTTATGATACTGATGGATAGAATAAGGAATAATATATGCCATACATAGGAAAAACAACAGACGGATTTGGAGTACGAAATAGGTTCGTATACCTAGCATCAAGTGGTGACACATCCGTAAGTGGAGCAGATGCCAATGGTGCTACTCTAACATTTACAGATGGTGCATACGTTGATGTGTATCTCAATGGTGTTCTACTAAAACCAACAACAGACTATAACACAAGCACTGCAAATACTATAGCAGGTCTATCAGCACTCAATACAAATGATGAAGTGACTGTGGTGGTCTATGATGTATTTACTGTTGCCGACATGGTAAGTGCTACAAGTGGTGGTACGTTTAGTGGTAATGTTACGTTTGGTGGTAATGTTAGTGGATTGGATGTAAATGGAACTGAATTAATATTAGATGCAGATGCTGATACTTCTATAACAGCAGACACTGATGACCAAATAGATATTAAGATAGGTGGTACAGACGAAGTAACATTGTCTTCAAGTGGTATAGTTATTAATGAAGGAAGCAATGACAGAGATTTTAGAATTGAATCAAATGGACTAACTCATGCATTATTTGTAGATGGTGGTAATGATTCTGTTTTAATTGGCATGGATGATGTCGCTTATGCTGTTACTAATGAAGCAGATAATTTAATAGTTGGTAATCCTAGTGATGCTCTTACTGGAATAACACTTGTAACTTCTGCTAGTGGATATAGTAGTATTAACTTTAGTGATGCTAATAGTGGTAATGGTAGAATAGCAGCATATATGGCATATGACCATAATGATGACCAATGGGTTTTTGGTGGACAAGGTAGTGGTAATACTCTTTTTAAAATACATGATAATGGTAGATGGGAGCAATTTAATTGTAACACAACAAGTGTTGCATTACATATTAAAAATGATGGTAACAATACCAATAGAAAGGGAATGATAATACAATGTGGCACTGATGATAATTCAGGAACTAACACAGCTTTATCTTTTGATGATGGTGATGGTAGTGGACAAGGTAGCATAACATTTTCAGGTGGCACTGTTTCTTATGGTGCTTTTACTGCTCACCACGAAATATCTTTACCAAATGCAGACAAAACAAATGGTTACGATTATGGAACTTTAGTTGAAATAGATGAAGTATATTATGCAAAAAATAGAAATGGAACTGAACAATCAAGAGGTATTCGTTATCTTGTAAAAAAATCTAGTGGTGCATATTCAAAAAAAGTATTAGGAGCATATTGTGGTGATATGCCTGAACAAGCAGATGAAGACGGAACATATAAAGATAATCTTCATCAAGCTGCAGTATTAGGTGATGGTCACATAATTTGTAATGGAGAAAAGGGTAACATCTCTGTTGGTGATGGGATAACTACAAGTTCAACAGCAGGTGTTGGAATGAAAGCAGATAAACTTTGTATGATTGTTGGAATTGCACAAGAGGATGTTACATTTTCAAGTGCAAGTGAAACTAAATTAGTTCCTGTACAGTATGGTGTAAGACAATTTACACCTTGGACAGATTAGGAGAAATAGATGAGCAGAGCAAGAACATTCGCAGATTTAGCTACAGCATCTGAAACAGGCAGTTTAGCTAGTCCTAATATGATAATTAATGGTGACATGGCTGTTGCACAAAGAGCAACATCAGCATCTGGTATAGGAGCATCTACAGGCTACCACACAGTAGACAGGTTTGTTACTGAATTTACTACAAGTGGTAGAATGACACAATCTCAAGCTGCAATTACTGATTTGCCGGGATTTAAGTATGCTTTAAAATGTGATTGCACTACTGCTGACACATCTGTTGATGCCGCAGAGTATACTTTAATTAATCAAAGAATGGAAGGGTACACTGTAAGTGGTCTTGCTTCTGGTACATCTAGTGCAAAAAAATCAACTGTTTCATTTTATGTAAAGGGCAATGCAAGTGCTACTTATGTAGTAGAATTAATTAAAGCAGGTGACAGGCATATTAATAAAACTTTTAGTGTTACAACAAGTTGGAGCAGAGTTTCAATAACTTTTGATGGAGATACTACAACACAACTTGCACAAGATAATACACAAGAACTTTCTGTAAATATTTGGATTCATGCAGGTTCAAACTTTACAAGTGGTTCTTTGCAAACAAGTTGGGGTGCATATACAGCTGCAAATAGAGCAGTAGGTATATCTTCATTTTTTGATAGCACAGATAGAGAATTATTTATAACAGGTATGCAGTATGAATTAGGAGAAGTAGCTACACCTTATAAACATGAAAATTTTGCAGATAATTTAGCTAGATGCCAAAGGTATTATTTTAATATTACAGGAGATAACACGGATTATGCAGGTTTAATGGGTTATGCAAATGGAACTAGTGACGTAAGATTTAGTGTAAAATTTCCTGTGCCTATGAGGGCAAATCCTACTTTTGCAGGAACTTCTACTGCTTGTAGAATGGATGCAGCAGACGATAGTAATGAATTTGACATTGATGAGTTAGCTATAGAAAGACCACACACAACAAGTTCTCCTTCTACTATAAACTTAATTGAAGGTGCGGCTGATGGTATGACAGCAGGTCAAGGTGGGCAATTTGAATTTCGTGCTGATAGTGGGGAATTAGAATTTGATGCAGAGTTATAGGAGATTATATGATAGAAAAAATAAATATAACATCAGCTAAATATGTAAAAGATTCAACAGGTCAAGATTTGCAATCTCTTAAAGTTGTAATAGATGGTCAAAAATTATCTGTTCCAATAGACGAAGCTAACACACACTACGCTGAAATCAAACGACAAGTTGATGCAGGTGAACTTACAATAGAGGATGCAGACTAATGGCAATATCAAAAATAGGAAGAAACGCAACAGATACAAGTATATCAGATAGTGGTGATGCAACTGCTATTAGTATAAGTAGTGGAGAAGATGTAACAATTTCTTCAGGTGATATTATATTTGGTACATCAGGTAAGGGTGTAAATTTAGGTGTAACATCTAATACAGATGCAAATACAATCGATGACTATGAAGAAGGCACTTGGACACTTGACCCAAAAGGTAGCACTACGGCAGGTTCTTATTCAGCTACTGCTATGACAGGACATTATACAAAAATAGGTAGAATAGTTCATGTTGAGTATAGAATTACTGCTGGAACAATATCTAGTGCTGCAGGTTCATTTCAAATACACGGATTACCATTTACTGTTGGTGGTGTTGGCTACCCAACTGGTAGTGCTTCTTTCTACAATGTAGATTTTAACCCAGACAGAAGGCAAGATGCAAGTGCTTCTGCTTCATACATTTATTTTTTAGTTTCAATAGACAATGGAGTTTGGACTTCTATTCAAACAAGTGCAATGAGTAGTAACCATTATGTTCATGGTTCATTAACATATGCAGTATCGTAAAGGAATACTCTAGTATATTGCTAGAGTTGGAAGCCTAAAAAGGAGAAAAATATGGCACAAGGTGATATAACCAAAGAAATAGAATACGACAAAATTGAAGTCGTAGCAACATGGAACATACAAGTTC